AAAGATGATGTCGATACCTGCAATAGATACAAGACCTTCACCTGAATTCAAGTTACCTTGGTTGTTACCAAAGTCTCTGTTAAGGATGTTAGAATCAACTTGAGAAATTAGTGCGTAGTATTGACGTGGGTTTAGTACCGCTGACCTTCCAGCTTTTGGAAGATTCTTTTCGTCAAGTATAGCAGCAGCTTCAAAGAATGCATCTACAAGTTTCTGTGCATCATACTGGTTACCTGAACCAATTTGAATAACAGAACCACCGGGTTCTGGACCGGGAGCTGCTGTGATAGGATGAGCTTCCCTTGCAGCTAGTGCAATTGTACGGAAGACTTTCTTATCATATGCCTCTGCTAAAGCGTATCCAATCTTAGCAGATATTTCAGACCTAAGTGAGTAATGAGCAAGTGTCTCATCTAAATCGTAAACGAAAGCTGAGCTGATAAGCAAGTCATCACAAACGATGGTCTTTTCTGCTACTGGAGGATCACCAGAGCCAAGGATTGGGGTGCCGGGTTCGTGGTAATCGGCGGTCATACGACCTGTAAAGATAAACTGTAGAGACTTACCGTTCTTTAATTGACGGGACTGTACAGTGCCCTTTGCTATCGTAGCTGACTCGTAAGCTTTGAACAGCTCACCTGAGAATAGCTTGAGATAGGTAGCGTACTTGGTATCATAAGCTGTACCTAACGCTAACGGAGTTGAACCAGTATTATTAAGGGTACCAATACTGGAGATTGTTGTATTAGCCATTTATATGGAATAAGGTTTTGATATAATTAACTTCTCGAACGTTCAAGAAAATATTCAATTGTAGTTGTGGTCTATCCCACCGTCTAGACGGCTGAGGGTATCTAAATGTTTTCTCCGTAGATATTCATTTAGGCCAAAGCCAATTACAGAGAGGTCCGACACTGAGGTGCCTCTCTGCTATGGAAGTTCACATGAAGAACTTCTATATGTATGAAAAAGGCTAGAGCAATAAATACTACTAGCCATAGTTCATTAAAGTGTTTCACTAGAAACTATACTTAGCTCCAGCTTTTACGTTGTAAACATTATCGAAGTCGCCAGCTGTAATACCTGCGAACTCACCATAAAATGCTACCTTGTCGGTTGCTTTAATGTTAGTTCCGATCTTACCAGAGATCTCAGTCTCAGTACCATCAACACCATCAGTAGCTAGAACTGTTGGACCACCTTGTACATAGTAGGCAACTTTATCTGTGCCTCCTTCGTAACCAACGTGGAAATCTATAGCTCTAGCAACATATTCAGAACCAACATAACCTTGGTTCAATTCTGTGTTGACAAATACTCCAGCGGATGCAGGTGCAGACGCTAAAGTGGTGGCTGCGAGAGCAAGTGCAATTGTTTTCATTTTTAAAAGTTAAATAGTTTTTGTGTAAGTGACACCACGATACTTTAGTTTTACAGTCATTGTAATTCCTTAGTACCTAAGCCCCGTTCCTTGCTTAGGTTTCATGCGTCCATGAAAAATGGATGAACGGACGTGGTGTGTAGTTGTTAACCTATAGCAGGTGCTGTTAATGCTACATCTTGTGTAGCAGCAGATGCTAAGTCTAGTGGAAAGTTGTGTGCATTTCTTTCATGCATTACTTCCATACCTAAATCGGCACGGTTGAGAACGTCAGCCCATGTAGGGATGACTGTTCCGCTTGCAGTAGTAACGGATTGATTAAAATTAAACCCATTAAGATTGAACGCCATGGTTGAAACTCCCATAGCGGTAAGCCATATGCAAGTGACGGGCCAAGCAGCAAGAAAGAAATGTAAGCTGCGACTATTATTAAAAGAGGCATACTGAAAGATAAGTCTCCCAAAGTACCCATGAGCCGCAACAATGTTATACGTCTCTTCTTCTTGGCCGAATTTGTATCCATAGTTCTGAGAATCTAACCCAGTTGTTTCACGAATTAGCGAGGAGGTTACTAAACTTCCATGCATTGCAGCAAACAACGCACCACCAAACACACCTGCTACTCCGAGCATATGAAAGGGATGCATAAGTATGTTGTGCTCAGCTTGGAAGACAAACATAAAGTTAAACGTTCCAGATATACCTAGAGGCATACCATCAGAGAACGAACCTTGTCCAAAAGGATAGACTAGAAATACTGCAAAGGCTGCAGCAACTGGAGCTGAATATGCTACACATATCCAAGGTCTCATACCTAGTCTATAGCTAAGTTCCCATTGCCGTCCCAAGTAAGATGAGATACCAATGAGGAAATGGAAGACGATGAGTTGGTACGGCCCTCCGTTGTAGAGCCATTCATCAAGGTTTGCAGCTTCCCATATTGGGTAAAAATGCAATCCGATTGCGTTGCTTGACGGGACAATCGCTCCCGATATGATGTTGTTTCCATAGAGTAGTGACCCTGCTACTGGTTCTCTGATCCCGTCAATGTCTACAGGAGGTGCTGCTACAAATGCTATTAAAAAGCAAGTGAGAGCAGTCAACAATGTAGGTATCATTAGTACACCAAACCATCCCACGTAGAGACGGTTGTTTGTACTTGTGACCCATTCACAGAAACTTTCCCAGTTAGACCTAGTTAAAGTTGCTGTTGTCATCTAAAATACACCCGGAATTATTTGACCTGTTGTTGCGTAAGCACCTAGAGCTGCGATAACACCAAGCATTGCTGCGATGCCATTAAGTCTCTCTGCGTTTTCAAACTGTTTGTCGTTGTTCATAATAATAGGTTGGGTTTCTTTTGCAAAAATGTTTTCTTTACCGTATTCTGTCGTAACAGTCATTTGGATGTTTTAATTAATAGTACATGTTGCGGCGATGACGATGTTTCGGGTCGCCACGGTAAGGTTACCAGCTAGAAGTAGATAGTGTTCCAGCTGCACAGGTATCTCCGCTTGGAGATAGTTCTGCTAGTGTTTGTCCTGATGGATAAGATTCAATAAAGGCATCATTGTTTTGAGCTGCAGTAACATACAATACTTTAGTAGTACCGTCTGCACCTACAGTCTTAGGGTTGTAAGCCATTCCCATTAGTAACCTCCGATAGTCATTTTAGTTTTCTTTTTACCTGCAGCTTTAGCCGCTGCTGCTTTACCCTTTTTAGTGTAGGGATACTTTTTACCTTTTACGACTGGCATAATTAGAATTGCAAGTTAGATCGTTCGAGTTTATCGTAGACATCCTGACGATAGGCAGGGTCTCTTTCATAGCGAGGATCACTCATAGCTCTGACAACCTCAGCTTGGCTGCGGTACTCATCACCTTGTGACTTCGCTGGTTTACCTGTTAGCATTTTACCTTCTACTCCGACTCCATCATTGTACTTAGCAGCTAATGCTTGGACAGCAAAGTAGGCAGCGTCTGGATCTCCAGATTCCATTACCTTATCATAACGTGAGATCTCTGTCTCATCGAAATTACTTGATGCCCATTGTAGCATTGTGTTGTATTGTTTCTCACCACCTACAGACTTTTGTAAATCTGTTGCCTGTTCTTGTGACAGTTCTTGTGGTTCTGAGTCAACACCTGAACGATAGTTTAAATACAACTGAGCTACGTCAGCTGGTTTCATATCGTTTAGTTTATCTAGAAGATCATCAGAGTAATTCTCTTTCTTTGACTCTTCCCATAGCTTATCTAAGAATTCATAGTCTGGTTCTTCTTCTTTTGTTTCTTTAACTTCTTCTTTAGCTTCCGTTTTTTCTTCTTTAACTGGAGCTTCCTTTTCTTTAGGTTCTCCAAGTTTGCTTTGAAGTTCAATGTAAGCCTTTTCAAGAGCTTCCGCATCTTCAAATTTACCAGCTAGTTTTTTAGATTGTTCTTCTGCTAGTGCCTCACCTACTTTCAGTGAGTCTTGTTCTTCTTCACTAAACTCTCCTTCTTGAGGTTCAGTTGCATCATACGTTAGCGTTGCCATCTTGGGTGATTACTTTTAGATTACCAAGCCCCACAGTTTCTACTTTGACACTCCTACCAATAGTAGGTTTACCAACTTTCATACGTGGTGCATATTTATTTTCTTTGACCTTCTCTTCAAAGAGTTCTTGATCCTCTTTGTTGAGTGGTGGCGTAATTGTTTTAGTACGCTTAGCCTTCCGTGGGCGGGACGGCTTGACCTTCTCCACCTTGTTGTCCTCCTAGTGCTGGATTTTTACTTGGGTCCATCATTGGTGATCCCATCTGAGCTTTCTGTAATTCAACTGATTGCTCTTGCTGAACCGCTGCTTGTTGTTCTTGTTGTACCTCTTGCATACCTCTTACAAGGTTCAATGTATCAATACCTTGAGCAACAGCAAGACGTTTAATAACTTCCTCAGGATTAATAAATTTCTGAGTAGCTTCTGGTCCCATTGTTTGTGAGATAGTTGTAAGGAATTGTCCTAGACTCTCACGATCCTGACCTCTACCTAATGCATTAACTCCAGCGACAATAGTAGGTTGTACTATACCCTTAGGTAGGCGAGGTATCTCACCAGTCTTTTGGAATACACTAAGCTTCCTGTTTAAATATGGCACTAAGAACTCAGTAGTAAGTACACTAAATAGTCCACCTAACTGTTGCTCTAGTTCCATTTGAGTCATCCTAACTTCCTCTGCTGTAGTACGTTCTGATTGACGCACTGATAGTATGAGGAATGCTTCAGACAATCTCTTTTCTAAGGTTTGTATCATCTGATATGCCGTGGCAAAGTCAGCTTGTTTACCTACCTGTACTACACCTATGTCATCAGGTCTACCCTGTACGATAGCACCATTGCCTGCAGCTGCGAGAGTTGCTGGCTTAGTTGTACTGGAAGGGGAGACAACAAACACTACCTTAGCAGCGGCTGCACTTCCTTCAGTAATTGCTTGTGACAGAGCTTCAAGTGACTTAAGGTCACCCATGAATTCTTCTACTCTACCACGTCCATAAGGTTCACCATCTACTGTGTTAAATCGTAGAGGTAACCATGGGTTAGCATCTAGTGGTGCTTTACTAATTGACTTAGGTATAATTTTATCATTCACTTCCTGATGCCAGAGGAATCTGTTGTTATCACGACGTACATGTGTGTAAACATCTACGTTATCATTGTGTTCAGACTCATCCTGTACATTTAATTCTTCTTCAAAATCTGGTAATAATTTTTTGCTAATTTTTTCTTTGGTGACAATTTCAATTACATTGCC